TGACGAGAAGTTTTGGCAACCTAGAAAGAAATCGAAAATGAAAGAAGTTTGCACGGCACTTCAAGAACTTGCAGACGATAAGTTAGACGTTCTGTTTGTTGCTTGTCCACCCCGTGTTGGTAAATCAACATTGGGAATTTGGTTTGATAACTGGTTAGCGGCAAGACATCACAACGGAACTAAACATTCTATTTTATCGGTTGGACATAGTGCCGGACTTGTTGGAACTTTCTATGAAGAATCTAACAACTTTATCACTGGAGATAAATATAAATTTTTTGAAGTATTTCCGGAACTGAAAGAAAAAATGCAAGTTAGTGCCAAAAATCAAACAATCAACTTTGGTGAAGAACGAAGATATAAGAGTTTGTCTTTCCGTTCTGCAGAAAGTGGTTTGTCCGGTGGTGTTGAGGCAGATTTGCTTTTGCATGTTGACGACTTGATTAGTGGCATGGAAGAGGCATTAAACCCAGACCGTTTGGAGAAAAAATGGCAAATTCTTTACGGAGATATTCGTCAAAGAAGAAAAGAGGGAGCAAAAATTCTTTACATTGGAACAATTTGGAGTGAAAAGGACCCTCAAGTTAGATTTAGAGAATTGTTGGCAGAGGACCCACAATTTAGAATTAAAATTATCGAACTTCCGGCGCTAGACGAACAAGACGAAAGCAATTTTGACTATCCCGGTGGTTTCTCAACAGAACACTATTTATCTGAAAGAAATGGTATGGATGATATTACTTGGAATTGTATTTATCAACAAGAACCAATGGAAAGAGAGGGTTTATTGTTTAAAGAAGACAATTTCTCGACCTTTAGCAGAAATAGTTTGCATGTTGAACCTAAAAGAAAATTAACATTTGTTGATACTGCGTGGGGTGGAAACGACTTTGTTGCCCAACCAATATGTTATCAATATGAAGATGGTCTGTATTTAATGGATGTTGTCTTCAATAATAGCAATAAAGAAATCACACAACCTATAGTTGCAACAAAAATTAAAAAGCATGGGTTATATGAATGTCCGTTTGAAAAAAACAACGGTGGAGACGAATATGCAGATAAAGTTAGAGAATTGTTGAAAGAGCAAAACTACTCTTGCAGAATCACTGCAAAAATGTCTCCAAATACTGCAAACGCAAAATTGCAAAGAATTATTCAATATTCGACAGAAATTCAATCAATAAAAATACTTGAAAAAAAAGAAAGAAGTCCGGAATATCAAAAGTTTATTAAAAATGTTTTGTCTTTCAATCAAAACGGAAAAAACAAAAATGACGATGCTCCGGATAGCTTGGCATTAATGTTTTTAACAGACAAGAAAAAGGTTAAACCGGCGAAAGTTTTACCTAAAAATTTAAAAATTTGCTAAAAATGTATTGTTTATAATACAAAAAATATAAAAAAGTTTAGAAAATTTGTTGCATTTTTAAAAAAAATGTTCTATGATTATAAAAAATAGTCGTCTTGGAAAAGTGTCGTAAAGGAGTTGAAAATGGCAGAAGAAACAAAAAAACCACAACTTTTAATACCACCTTGTTTTGGTAGAGCAAAATATTACACTTCATTTCAGCCGGAAGAAATTACCAAAGACAATGTTGTTGATATAGTTAAAATATATTTTACCAAATTCACCGGAGAACTTGGTTCATTATACTTTTTAGAAAACTTTTTAAGAGGTCGTCAACCGGTTTTGGATAAAACAAGAGATGACGAAAGTGCAGAAAACTATAAAATCGTTGTAAACCTAGCTAGAACTGCTAGAAATAATATCAAACACGCATTTATTGGTGAAGAAACGCAATATCTTCCAATAGAGGCAGATAACCCAGTTCAAAAATCTGCATTAAAAGATTTGCTAAAGTATTACAGAAAAGTTGAAGAACCAGCACATAACGCTAGAATTGAAAGTGATAGGGGTGTGTTCGGATATGCTTATGAGCAAGTTTTGAGAAAAGATGATGCAATCAAATTAAAAAGATTAAAACCAACTTCGACTTCAATTGTTTATAGTGAAGATGACGAAGACGAAAAAGTGTTTGCTTATAACTTCTATCGCAGATATGACGAGCAAGGCAAAGAAATTGGTTGGCACATAAATGTTTATACAAAATACTTTGCATTTTCTTACAATGTTAATGACAATAGTGAGTTGGATGGACTTGTTACTGAAATTCCTAACGAGTTAAAGTTAATTCCAATCGTTGAATACGGAAATAATGACGAGTTGATGGGAGATTTTGAACCATCTATTCCAGTTCTAAATGCTCTTAATATGGTGTATAGCAAGAGATTAGATAACATTTCAGATATTGTTGACGCATTGCTTGTTTTCTTGAACAGTTCAATCTATGAAGAAAAAACAGACGAAAAGGGAAATGTCTATTATGACGATACCCACATTAAGGCAATGAAGAAAAACAGAGTTGTTGAATTACATGGTGAAGTTGGTTTACCAGCAGACATCAAACACATTGTCAACACTCTCGACCAGTCAAATACACAAATCGTTTGCGATAACCTTGCTAGATTGGCCTATGTTGTTATGGGAGTGCCGGACGCAGTAAATTCTAAATCTAGTGGTGGTGGAGATACCGGTGAGGCGGCAAATACTCGTGAGGGTTATAAATCTTTCAATCAATTATTAAACGACAAAGAAAGATTGTTTAAGAAAGGCCTTAAAGAAAGAATTGAACTTATACGACTTTTAAGTTTGTTTGACAACTCAACATTGAAGTTTATTCAAACAAATGAAATTGATATTAGATTTATAAGACAAAAATCATTGAACGACCAGTCAGAAGCTCAAATGATTGCAACCCTTAATGGAAGTGGTTTATTTAGTCCGGATACCGTTATTACTCAATCTAATTTGTGCGAAAGTCCACAAGAAGAAATTGATAAGGTTATGGCAATTTATAAAAAACTTAAAGAAGATGGTGTCTTTACTGAAGAGCAATATAATAGAGCAGTTGCATCCTACTATATTCCAACAGACAAGATAAATATAATATTCGCAAGTAGTGAAAAAGGAGAAAACAATGGAGAAGAACTTGAAAAAGGAAAACCCATACAACCTAAAGAAGATTAAGTGTCCTTTTTGCTTTAAGATATTTGCAGAAAGCAATTTGCAATACAATTTTGATTTATCAACAACGCAACCAACCAATAGACATATTTGTCATGGTTGCAAAAGGTCAATCTTGTATAGCATAACTACTAAAAATGACGATATGTTATCAAAGAGTTAATGAATAAATTCTTTGATAATTCCCAAAATATCCCCTAAATCTTTTTAAACAACCGTTGAGCAGTAAGTCCTATCGCAGTGCCTTTATCTAGGTAAGTGCTATGTGTTAGCATCACGAATAGGCAACTCCGAAACTCTCTGCGAAAGTGAGAACGGAAAAAGCGCCTAGTGTTCATAGGTTGCAAGGGTTTGGTTGTTTGACTTGCTCTCTCCTTAATGGAGAACAATTTAATAGGAGCCCATAGAGGCCTTAAGATAAGTGCATAGACACACATGGTAGGGAAATAAATGTCCTTACCAAACGGATATATCGACTATCCGAGTTCTATGCACTTTTTCTTATTTCAGACACTCCTTGCCATAGGGTTGTGCGTTCGCATGAAAGTATGGAGCAACAAGGGTGTCAATTCCGATATAATCACAGTTTTTGTGTTTATATAAAATATTACGACTTAAAGGAGTTAAGGACTTTAAGGATAAAAAAGGAGAAAAATTTATGGAAGAAAAACTTAACAAAATTAATCTTCAATTATTTGCCGGAGATGGTGGTGATGCAGGTGCTGGAAGTGATAACGGAACAGAAACTGCAAACGCAGACATTGAAAGACAAAAAGAAATTGATAGAGCAGTAACTAAAGCTCTAGCAACACAAAAGGCAAATCTTGAAAAAGAACACAATGCACAAATGAGTGAAATGAGTAAAAAACTCAAAGCATTTGAAGAACAAGGTTTAACAGATGCTGAAAAAGTTGCAAAGCGTCTTCAAGAGGCCGAAATCGCAGAAAAAGATTACAAAGAAAAAACACAAAAACTAGAACTTGGAGTAAGTTTCTCAAAAATGGGTGTTTCTGAAGAAGATTACAACCCAATAATTGATGCTTACTTAAAGGGTGATTTTATTTCTGCAAACGCAAAAATCTCTGAAGTTATTACGAAGAGAGCAAACGAAATTGCATCTGAAAAATACAATGACGCAGTTTCAAAACTGCCGGGAGCAAATCAAGGAAACAATGACGGAAAAGGTGAAATGACAAAAGCAAAATTTGACAAATTAACCTATTCTCAACAAATGGCAGAATTGAATACGCATCCGGAATACGCAAAATTTTTATAAAAATATTTAAGGAGAATACATTATGCCACAATTTGATAGTAAAACATTTAATGCTGAAGTATTCGGTAAATATGTTGAAAGAATACCAAGCACTAAAAGAAATGAATTAATTAAATCTAAAGCAATCGTTGTAAACGATAAACTTAAAGCTTTATTCGCACCACAAACTGGTGCTTTCAAGGGGACTTTACCTTTCTTCGGTAGAATTGGTAAAAGCACTCAAAACTATGACGGACAAACAGATATAACTGCAAACACTAGTGAAACATATTCACAAAGTTATATTGTTGTTGGTCGTGCCGATGCATGGACAGAAAAGGACTTCTCAACAGACATTACTGGTGGAGTTGACTTTATGGACAATGTTGCATCTCAATTAGCAGAATACTGGGAAGATGTTGATATGGAAACTATCACAAGCATTCTTAAAGGTATTTTCGGTATGACTGCAACTGACTTTGTCAAAAAACACACTTATAGTGTTGATGGTAAGTTTGGTGAAACTACTCTTAATACTGCAATGCAACAAGCATTAGGTGATAGAAAAGCAAAATTCAGTTTAGCAATTATGCACTCTGTTGTTTCAACTGGTCTTGAAAATCTTAACTTGTTAGAAAGATTAAAATATACAGACGCAAATGGTATCCAAAGAGATTTATCTTTAGGAACATTAAATGGTCGTCTTGTATTGGTTGACGATACTGTTCCAACAGAAGAAGTTGCAGAAAGCACTGAAGGTGCTGGTGATGGTTATACTGCCTATACAACTTATGTATTTGGTGAGGGTGCTATTGAATTCTGTAACGTAGGTGCGAAAGTTCCTTACGAAATGGACAGAAACCCAGCTAAAAATGGTGGTGAAGACACATTGTATGGACGCAGAAGAGTTGTATTTGCTCCACATGGTGTTTCATTCATTGGAACTCCAGCAACATCTTCTCCAACAAATGCAGAATTGGAAGATGCTAAAAACTGGGATGTTGTAAACAATGGCAAAACTGGTAGTGCTAAAAAATATATCGACCACAAATTAATCGCTATCGCAAGAATTATCTCAAGAGGTTAATAACCTATGGAAGATAAAGAACTATCTTTGTTAGAAAGGTTAATGATTGAATTAGGCATTGACACTTCTGACGCAGAAAAAGTATCTTTACTCGATAATGTTTTGTGGCAAGCCGGCGAATATATCAAAAACAAACGAAGATTAAACTATGTGGAAGACAAATACAAAGGTGTTCAATTCCAAATAGCTCTTCGTTTGTGGAATATTCGTGGTATTGAGGGCGAAGTAGGTCATACAGAGAACGGAATAAACAGACAATACTCTAATGATGGAGTGATAATTGATTTAATGCGTTCTGTAACTCCAAGAGCAATTACTGGGGGTTAGTGTATGGGTGGAAGATTGATAACATCTCGAACTGCTGAAAATAACAAAAATGTAACTATTAAATACTCTAATAGATTATCAACAGAACCAATTTCAACTCCATACGGAGAACAATTCAAATATGGTGATATTGAAGAATTAGATGTTTGTTTAGTTCCATTCCAATCGCAGTATGAGGCC